GTTTCCCAGTCACGATCGGTGGGTATGATGGCAGTGTACTAAGAAATAAATACAATAGAGAACTTACTCTAGATACGGTGTTGGGTGCTTTTAGTACAGCAACTGTTTATGACCTATCTAGTAATAGTCCATATATAGCAGGATACTTACCTACTCCAAACTTTCTAGCATCTGTTATTACACAACAAGTTGTAGCTAACGGTGATCCTGTTCAGGTTAATGGTGAGGATGTTGTAGTTAGTGAAAGAGTACGTAGTCGTGGTATTTCACAAACTAAGTATTTAACAATTAAGCCTAATGCTGTAAGTAGTAATTATGGTTTTACATTTAGTCATTATATTGAACCAGACTTCCTAGATTGGAAAACAGCCGATGATGTTGGTGTGGATGCTGCGGCATTCCTAATCACAGGATATGAGTTGTTTGCAGACAGTCAACGTAGCAAACAAGTTAACTATCTAACTATGCATTTCAAACGAACCGAGACAGGTTTTGAGGAAATTAGTGATGGTAATTTAGAAGCTACTAATGCTTCTAGTTGTTTGATACAGGCTCAATGGGACTTTGCTAACAGTGCTAATAGTGGTAAGTGGGGAAAACAATTCCAAGGCTATCGCCTGACACGCTTCTACATGCCCTCTGGCGATGATGATGAGTTTGATTATGGTTGGGCTGTAATAACCACTAAGAACCGTCTGAGAGGCTCTGGGAGGGCTATAAGCCTACGATTTGATACAGAGCCGGGTAAAGACCAATACATCTATGGATGGGCTGTTAGCGTGGAGGGACGTAGAAATGTCTAATCCAAGAATGCTATTAGCATATGACGAAATGGCAGATTTAGAATTAGAAACCACTCCAGCAGGCACTAGTATGATTCATCTCACAGTTAGAGAGAATCAATGGAGCTTAAGTAAGTTCAAGGAGTGGAAGAAAGATTGGATTGTTATTAAACAGCATCTAAAAGCTAAGGGAATTGATGAATTATTTACATTGATTCCTTTACATGATGAGAAGGTCAATAAGTTCCAGCGTATGTTTGGGTTTGAGCCTATATTGACATTCGCTGATAGTGTTTTATATAGACAGAGGATTTAGTTATGGGACTTGAAGCAACAGCCATTGCCGCTATTGCTGGAGGCGTAGGTGCTACAGCAGCAGTTGTAGGCACAATAGAACAACGTAAACAGGGCAAGCGAGCAGCAGCAGCACGGACACGTAGCGAACAAACACAACAACGTATTCGTGATGCACAAACAGCTCGTGAGCGAAGACAACAAGTTAGACAAGCACGACAACAACGAGCACAGATACAATCCACAGCAGTGGGGCAGAGTATTCAAGGCAGTAGTTCAGCAGTTAGTGGAGCGAGCCAAGTTGGTACACAGCTTGGTGCTAATCTAAGTTTTATTGACACGGTACAGGGGCTAAGCAGACAAGCATCCATCTTTAATATTGATGCAGCTAATGCACAGAGCAATGCAGCGTTCGCTGGTTCTGTGGCTGGGCTGGGTACTAGTATATTTAATGCAGCAGGTGGATTTAGCGCATTTGACGGTGTGTAATCTACACTTAAGAATAAGAGGATATTATGGCAGAGATTGTAATTAATCTAGATGAAGTGATTGATTTCGAGGACAATACATTTAGTGCTCCAGAGCAGTCTACTGCCTCTGTTCTTCTGGATAGTATTCAGACATCAGCACGTAACTTTCGAGCTAATCAAGACTTAGCAGCTAATGTTGCTTACTTGCAGGCAGGTGTTAATGGTACAAATCCTATTGATGAGTATCAGAATACACTAGGCCAATTGGAAGGTGGTGCTGATCTGAATGCTGTTTATGATGAAGCTAAATTAAATTATACAGCACAAGTAGAACAAGATGCTCTTAATTTAATCAATGAACAGATTCGTAGATCAGTTGAGGCAGGTGTTCCTGTAGAATCACTCCCAGACTTCACACAAATCCAGAATGAAGTGAATGCTTCTGTTGGACTATACCTAGATAGTGATGGTATAGAACGTATGAAAGCAGACTTGTACGCTACAGGCTCCACTGATGAACTAATGGTTCGTAAAGAGATGGCTCGTCAAGAAGCTGTACGTACTGTTATTGAAGATATGGGAGAACGTTCCTTCTATGACGTAGCTACAGACTTTGGTGAGAACATCCTACCTCTCGCCTTCACTAAAGATATCAATGAAGTTGTTGGTAAAACCTTTGGTGGTATGTCTGAGTTTGTAGAAGCAGCTTATGCATTCCAACGACTTGATCCTGAAGAGCAACGTGTTGTTTATCAAGAACAGTGGCACCCTCGCATTATGGAAGCAGCGGCTGACAATCAAATGTCTGCCTTAGCATTCACTGAGCTTCTGTTTGATCCTGATGCGTTATCTGAGGTGGTATTGTCTGGCTTCCTAGATGCTACCTTTGTGTTCGAAGCAGCACAGGGTGCTCGTGCTTTATTCAATATGGGTAAGGCTGCTGCCGCCACTCGTAATATTGGCAAGCAGTATAAGCAGATGGGTAATGATGAAGTTGCTGCCACTACTACAGCTGTAGCTGGTAAGGTTGATGATGCAACCCCAACAGGTATCTCTAAACAAGATGCAGCAGGTAGTGCTGATGTGCATGTTTCCCCAGAAACTTCTGTAGGAGCTATGGATGACATTAGTGATGCTGTACAGCGAGCGCGTAAGACAACCACACAGCAGATGATTGATAGTGTGGCTCAGGACGCAGCTGAAGGCCTCTCACGAGGAGAACGCCGTAACTTAACCAAGGGTATACGTAGCCTACAATTCAAGCTAGAATCGGCTCAGAGAGCCTTACAAGTAGCTAAAACCTCCATGAAGAGTGTTAGGCACAATGCAGCAGCTCGTGGTGCTGTACAAGAGATGATTGCATCCACTAAGGATAGGATTAAAGCGCTTGAGACACAGATTGATATTCGTCAATTAAAACTTGAGCTGAATGTTCCTAAACAAGCAGCTAGAGCTAATCTGTCTAGGCTGGAACAGGGAATTATCCCTGATGAGATGCGTGGTCAATTTGATGCTATTGTAGCTGAGAAGGTTACTAAAGAATTAGCTATCCGTGCTGGGGCTTCTGATGAAATAGGCAGTAAGCTTAGAGAAGCAGCTAAAGCTCGCTCTGGAGGATCAGAACTTCTAACTAATGACACACTACAGAAGGCCACACATAATAATAAACTAATTGATAATCCAGAGCTATATGGTGTTAGTGAGGAGTATGCTAATCAACTGAAAGCTGCTGTAGTTGCTCCTATGAGACAGCTTGCTGATGAATTGGATGCTATGGCACCCCATGCCCTATCTGATGAACAGATGGGTAAGATTGAGGCTAGTGTTGTAGAAGACCTACAAAAGGCTGCTCGTGTTGCTGGTCAGGAGATTAGTATAGGTATTCCAGCTAAAACTGATAAAGGCTTCCGTGTTAAGTATGCATTAGATGGTGTAGATAAAGAGCTAGACTATACTTGGACTGTTAATGATATTGGTGTATTCGAATCTACAGCAACCGCTAGTAATTCAATTATTGCTAGTGTTAAGCGTAATGTAGCTAGTCCCCGTATTATGCTACAGAACTATAAGCAGACAATGGTTGATGACATCAAGGTCGCACAAGACCAAGTGGCTCGTTCTATTAATGCATTAGGGCAACAGTTTAAAGACATTGAGAAAGGCCTATCTAAACAACAGAGCTTAGAAGTAGATAGTTTGTTGATGGCTGGAGATGAAGAGCATCGTGTATTCACTTTCCGTGAACTACTAGATGGTACTGTTGAGTTAGCTTCTGTTGGTAAGAAGAAGTTTGATCGTGATGTTATTGATGCATACTTCGCCAAACGAGCCTTCTACGATGAAATGCATTCTATGCGTGATTATTATATGCGTAGACAAATGCAGTTTGAGGGAATGGAAGAACTCTCTTACAAGAACAGCAAAGGTGTTGTGCAGAAGTTGGTAGCCTCTAAAGCTACCCCAGAGCAGGTTGCACGTTCCACTGATGAATTCATCTTTGATGTAACAGCAGACGCTAACAAACGAGCTAAGTATATTAATAAGAACACCGCTAGTGCTTTTGTTGAGAACAACGGCTTTGAATATGTACGTCTTCTAGAGCCTCGTGTTATTAAAGGTAAGAAAGTTAGATATGGTATTATGAACACAGCTGATGCTGCTTCACAATCCAAGCTAGCAGGATTACCCCCTCGTGTATTGAATTACACTAAAGGATATGTTCCACGTATCTACCGTAAAGGCTATTGGTTTGTTAAGAGTGATGTAGACAATACAACACTATATGCAGCAGAAACTAAAGAACTTGCTCAACAGTGGGCTGCTAAAGCCACAGATGAGGGAGAGGATGGTATTCAGTATGCTGTTAAACGTGACAGTGAGTTGGACACTAGTGAATCTCTTGTAGAGAACGCTAATGGATTTGGTGGACTGTATACAGGCACTCGTAGTAAGAAGCCCCTGTTGGTTAGAGATGGAGAAGACGCTTTCCGTAAAGCAGAACGTGTGTCCGTTAATGATGCAACAGAGAGTTACATCCAATCAATTTCCAATACTATTCCACTAAACGAATATCGTTCTGGTTTGGCTAAGGAGTGGGAAAATACTGTATCTACTATGCTAAAGGCTGATGGTAAGGAAGATGCTGCACGTAAGGTTAACTTCCGTGATAGACAATCTGCTACAGGACTATCCGGTCAGCAGAACGCTGATATGGAAGCTGTACGTACATACATAGCTGATATGGCTGGTGTACCAACTAATGAAGAACTAGCTACATCATCTTGGATGGCAGAGTTGGCTGATAAGATGTATGGGAAGTCTATTATTGGTGGTAAGCCTCGTGAATGGGTATTGAATAACATCAACGGTGATCCGATTACAGCACTAAAGGGCACTACATTCAACTTACACTTGGGATGGTTTAACATTCGACAGTTGTTTGTACAGGCACAGAATGCTGCAATTGCTGTTAGTGTCAGTCCCCAACATGCCCCAGCAGCTATGCTTGATAGTATGGCAATGCGAGCAGCCATCTTCTCAGACAGTCCTGCTGTATGGCGTAAGTATGCTGATCTTAATCCGGGAATGGATAGTGATGATTTTGTTGATAGTATTCAGAAGTTTAAACAATCTGGTTTGATTGATGGTATTATTCGACAGGGTGATTGGAACAATCATGCTACTGGTGTAGCACATCAATCCTTTAAGACATTCCGTAAGGCTGCTCAAGCAGGACAAGTGTTCTTCAAGGAAGGTGAATTAGCATCTCGTATCATGGCATGGAACATAGCTCGTCGTCGTTTAGGAAAGGATGCTACAGCTAGACAGCTTTCTGATGAAACTACACGACTAACTATGGACTTGTCTACAGCTAACTCAGCTAGATGGCAGCAGGGTGTGTTAGGTATTCCTACACAGTTCTTACAAGTACAGGCTAAGTTTATTGAGAACATTCTACCTACAGCTATTGGTGGTAGTGCTAAGTGGACTGGTAAGGAGAAGGCTGCCGCCTTTACAGGACAGCTTGCTCTATACGGAACTATTGGTATTCCAATTGCTGAAGATTTATCTTCTTATGTTGCGGATATGATGGGAGTTACTCCCCAAGAGTTTGCAGAAAACAATCCAACATTATTAGAAGGTATTGAAGAAGGGGTACTGGGTGTATTCACAGCTGCTCTAGGCTTTGAGAATAACTTCTCCACTTCTGCTAGTTTGGTTCAGGGGGTCTTCTCAGAGAATCCTGTATCTAAAGCTGTTAGAGGATTGATGGAAGGTATTATTGATGGCGACACTCGTGTAGGTATTGATGATGTATTAGGTGCTTCTGTTAACTCGCTACGTCGAGGGGGTGATGTTGTCACTAACTTTGCACATAATGTGGATGTACTATTGACAACACCTAGTTGGGAGAACTCTGGTTACCTTGTCATGGGATTCACTGGTGATATAGCAGCTATGACTAGTACATGGAGTAATGCTCGTAAGGTTAGAGCACTACATGCTATAGGACTTCAGAGTAAGCAAGGAGCAACACTGATTGCCCCAGAACGTTTTGAGCAAATGAACGACTCTACTTTATGGATGAGAGCATTAGGATTTAACTTCGATATTGAAGATGCCTACTACAACCAGAAGAGTTTTAACATTGATCGGGAACGTGAGATTAGGTTTGCTAAAACTGAATTACAGAAAGCATACAATCGTTACTTACAGCATGGTAATATTGATAGATTGAAATCAGAGGAGATGACTATTTTAGCACCTTTCTCTGAGGTTGATCAACGTACTGTTAAGAAACGTGTACTAGATAGTGTATTCAGTCCTAAGACAGACTTAGATAAACAGTCTCAGAAGTTCTACCAAGGATATATGAGAGATGGTAGTGATGTCTACCCAGCATTCAGACATACAATTGACGGAGATAATTAATGGCTAATTTAACAGCTGATCTACAAGCCCCTAATGTTAGAGCAGCATCCATCCCCCAACGGGGGGTGGTGGATGATTCAGATGCTAGAGCATTAGCTGGACTATCCAATCTTGTAACATCCTTTGGTGCTAGTGCTGAAGCTGCTCGTAAAGAGCAGCAGAGGCTTGATGCAGGACGAGCTGTTGGCGATACAGCTACGAACATCCTTGATCTACAAGATGAGCGTACACGGCTCCAGATTGATCGTGAACAGGCTGATACAACTGTTGCTGGTATTCATGCTGATGGTGTTGTAACTCCAGAGGAGCAACGTACACTAGATGGACTACAGGGACAATTTGATACATTAAATCAAGCTAGACGTTCTGGTGTATTGAATGATAAAGTGTTCAGCATTCGTATGAATGCTTTACAACGTTCTGCTTTAGCTCGTGTAGAGAATTTAGGAATACAAGCTAATATTAATTCCATATTCAACCAAGGGCGATCTCCAGCTTTTGCTATTGATCCCCAGCGACAAACTATTGAACAGCAGATGAATGCCATGCATGGCAATGACTGGGATGAAGCTAAGGTTGGTGAGTTTATTGGTAAGCAACAGTATGTTGCCTCTATGACTCAACAAGGAATTAAGACACTAACTAACTTAGGGAATCAAGTTAATACAGCATTCGATATTTCAATGCAACGTCTCAATCTACAATTCTCCCAATTAGCACAACAGCAGGGTAATGCATTCTCTGATGATCAACGTGCTATGCATACTAGCCAAGTTAATACAACATTACAAGAAACACTATTACATATTGATCAAAAGGCAGCAGAGGCTCGTGCTCGTAACGAGGTGGTTGATCAAGCTGCTATTCGTTCTATGAAGGCTGAGTTGGTTAAACAAGCAGAGTGGTACACAACCACTGTATTCGATGAGGGGTATTTGAAGGGACGTAGTGCTTTGGATGTACTAAACAACCGTAACAAGCTTGCTGACAGTATGTATGAAGCACAAACTGGTATGAGTGCTGAGCAAATGAGTGCTCTTGCTAATGGTGGTATGTTAGGCTCTCAGAACTTTGACTCACTTAATCGTATTTTAAGTGATGAAACTAAGCTACGCATTATAATGGACAACAATCCAACTATTAATTCAATAGCTGAAGCCAAAACATCAGTTAGTCGTTATATGGCATCTCTAGTAACTAATGGCTATGCTTCTAGTGCTGACTTACAAATGTCTCCTAGTCAACGTAAGTTCTATGATGGGTTGATTCTTAGTAAGAGTCAGATTGATGGGAATGATAATATAGCTACAGAGATTCAAGTACAACAATACAACAACACCTACCGTATTGATGGAACCTCTGGGGATGTAGCTGATATTATTAAGGCAGGCCATGCACAAGGAATGAAACTTGCTACACAAGGTGGTCCTCGTGGCAAGCAGGCTGTTGTAGAGGGTAGACAGCAGATTTGGATTGAGATTCAACGCAGAGCTGCTGAGTTAGATATTCCAATTACTATTGATGATAGAGGTTTGCCTGTTATTGGTGATCCTGTTCTTGATCCGGGAACTAGTTCTATTGTAGGTCGTGCTCCTAGTCAGATTAGGGGGCAGGTGCAGGTCGGTGAGATGACACAAGTGTTGGGAGCTAGTGTTCTTCAGATGGAACAAGCTGGTATTCTCACACGAGACCAGGTGTTTGTTGGAGGTGCAGGACAAGACACCACTAATGAACTAACTCCAGAAGAACAAGCTATAGAAGCTCCTGAAGAAGCAGACGCACTTCCTGATGATCTGTCTACATTAACACAAGAAGACTTTAACAATATGTCAGCTAGGCAGCGTACAGCTGTCCTACGGAAGGCGGGGTTTAATGTATGAGGTATTTCACATTAGATGAGTTTGAATGTTCTTGTTGCCAAGAGAATGAAATGAAGGAAGAGTTCTTAGAACGATTGGATGAGGCCAGAGCCTTGTCCTCTGTTCCTTTTGTCATTACATCAGGCTATCGTTGTCCTGAGCATAACAAAGCTATCGGTGGTGTTACAGGAAGTAGTCATACGAAGGGATGGGCAGCTGATATTGCCTGCCCTTCTTCCAGACATCGTTGGAATATTATTTCTTCTTTAATTGCAGCAGGTTTTGATAGGATTGGTGTTAGTGATGGGTTTGTTCACGTAGACTATGATCCAGATAAACTAGTTGATCTTATATGGACATACTGAGATGAGTTGGGAAGGAGAGGATAGACGTAGACGGTCTGACGAAGAACTGGGCTACCTAAAGGCCACTGTAGAACAGAACAGTGAGACTCTAGCAGAGCTTAAGGACATGTTCAAAGAACATGCAAGGAAGGAACAAGAGACTACTGAGGAGCTTGCAGCACGTATACATAAACTACACGAAGATGTTAATGTGTATAAAACTGTAATCAAAGTGTTGAAAGCTTTAGGTTGGACTGCTGCTTTTATTCTTGCATTTAAGTTTGGTGATATTCCAGAACTATGGGGACATGATGATGATTAGTGTTGTTACAGGATTGTTTGGATTGGCTAAAACTTATCTAGACGGGAAGCAGAAGAAACAAGCTGCTCGTGATGATAGGGAAGCACAGCTTATAAAAGACAATGCTTCATGGGAAGAGATTCAAGCAACTAACTCTAAGGATAGTTATAAGGATGAGTGGTGGACTATTGTATTGTCCATTCCCCTTATTCTTGTTTTTATTCCGGGGATGGACATATACGTTCTTGCTGGTTTTGATGTATTAGCAAAACTCCCTGAGTGGTATCAGTATGTGTTAGGTATTGCTATTAGTGCTGCATTTGGTGTTAAGGGCATCGGACAGTTGATGAAGAAGAGGAAATAGCCCATTTTACACCCGTATGAGCCGCAACCGTTACGCTGTCTGAGCTGACCTTATTAGCTTCTATAAGGAGGCAGTCCAAGACTGCCTCTGCTATCTTATCAATCTTTCCCCTTAATGTAGTCTTTCTGTGGATAGACACTGCTCTACAGTGACTCCCTATAATCACTAACACATCCCCATTTTCTGGGATTATTTGTAGCCCCTCAAGCAATCCATTCAAATCCTTTAAGGATAACACCCTGTTCAAATCCGCCTGATTCATTTAATTTCTCCTCAATAATTGTTGCAATGTTTGCTTTAAATACATTCCGTGATAGAGCCTCTAGCACTGTAATAACATCAGCTATCTCGTCTACAATCTCCTCTCTCGGAGCACCTTCCTCAATAGCTTCTTCTAGCTCAATACACTCCTCTCGAAACTTACTCCAAAGAGCTACAGCATAGTCTGTATTCTCTACATTCTCTGTAATTGCCTGCTTCTTATTCTCTAACATAATAGCAGGAATCTTATCTCTCACAAGTTTAGTCACCCAAATCCTCCCTAACTGCTTCCATATGAACTGCTGTTCTAACGCTCTCATAGCCCTCACAGAGGTCTTTCATCTTACCCTTATGTCCCCTATTCCCCGGCTGTAGAAGCTTCTTTAAGCCATGCTGGAGGGCTGGACATGATACCTTGAATAGCTCTAACACCCCATATACATCTATATATACAATTACATCATCAGTTTCCCACTTCTTGTGGTATTTGCCCACTGTCTGGTTGCCGATTATGATTGTCTTCTTTAGTTCCACCATATACATTCTCCTGCGTAACATCACATTTCCAGAGCAGTCGTGTTCCACACTTACCATTAGAACACATCTTTAAGTTCTGAGTACCAACTAGTACAACAGGACTGTCACAATGAGGACAGTATTTCTTTACCATCCCCAAACACCCTCCATACTAACTTTAGTGTAGTCTGTAGCTCTAGCTTCAAATCTATTTGTTAACGTACTACCACCAACAATCTCATCCATCCAAGGAAGAGGGTTGGAAGGAACATTAAAGTTAGGCTTTAGTCCCATCTGTGTTAATCGTCTATCACAGAGATATTTAACGAATGCTTTAATCTCATCCTTATTGATATTAGCTATTTCAAATTGATCAAAGGCTAACTCAATGAATGCACATTCAAGCTCTGCTGTAATACGTGCTTGTTCATAGATGTTACGTTTAAACTCATCTGTTACAATTGATGGATGTTCTTCACACCATCGACGGAATAGTTTAGACATTCCTTGGACATGTAAGTCTTCATCTTCAATGCTCCAGCGTACAATCTCTCCCATTCCTTTCATACGTCCAGAACGTGTTAGATTGAATAGAAGAGAGAATGCACCAAACAAACTACATCCCTCATTGAACACTGTCTTAGAGAGAGCCAAGCCAACACCAACCTTTGTATCTGTACATTGATCAGCCATAAACTCAATCTTGTCTGCCATCTCCTCGTAGTCTAGGAAGGCTCTGTAGTCGCTCTCAGGGAGGTTTATAGTGTCATTGAGGAGAGCATAAGCCCTCTGATGAACTCCTTCCCTAGCAGCGAATGAGAGCAGCATACAGCGTACTTCATTGTTCTTGAATGTTGGGATGTAAAACTCACAGTAGTTCTGGCCAACCTGTACATCTGATTGTGTAAACAGTCGTAGGATTTGGTGTACTAAATTACGTTCACTATCTGTTAGCTTATTCTTCCAGTCTGATACATCTGACGATAAATCAGCCTCTTCCTCAATCCAGTGTTTATTTTCATGTTCCTTAGCCAACTCCATAGCCCAGTCCTCATGGAAGGGCTTATATGTCTGAGCATAGGAAGTTAACACACAATCAAAATCACTCATCTACTATCTCCCGTATAACCTCCACCTTAAGCAGCTTTTCCTGATCAGCTTTAGATAGTAATTTCTTCTCAACAAGCTCCTTCATTGCCTCAAGACTTTTGAGATTATCCTCGCCACCATCGTGTTGGAATTCTAGATATATACCTAGTCTCATTACACTTGACATGCTACACACTCCTCTACTTCTTGTGTTTGGTAATCTTTAAGCGCATCTCTGACAACAGCTTTCCCAAGCTTCTCCATACCTTTCCCACGGTCGGTGTTAAGATAATATAAACCTTTAAGCGGAGAGCCGACACCTTCCAATGCAAATGCAGCCAGATGCACTTGATTAACATACGATTTTTCCACGCCTCTAGGAAAGAACAAGTTGACACTTTGGCCTTGATCAATGTATTGCTGACGGATTCTGGCATGTTTAACCAACGCATTCTGATCCTCCTCCCACACTGTTCGGAACACAGCCTTCTCATGTTCTGTTAAATACTCTAAACTCTTAACACTACCATTATCTAGAATAATTAACTCCCACTGCTTCTCCACCCAAACAGAAGCTTCGTATGCATAAGCAAACTGTTCTGCTTTATCCCATAACAATTCATCTAATGCTTTATTCTTTACTATGTGGCTTCCAAGTCTCGTCCGATGGGTGTAGGTATTTGCGTTCCACGGCTCGATTGAAGGACTACAGCCTGCAATGATGGAACTGTTTGCTGTAGGAGCAACGGCGAGTAGGTGAGCATTACGCCTACCAGTGCCCAACATGTAAGATGGTTCGCCACGCTTATGTGCCAATCGAATAGTGGTTTCATCTGCTTCCTCCTTAATAGTTCTCATCTGTGTATTTGTAATTGTGTATGCTTCCACACTATCAAACGGAATGCTGTTCTTCTGGAAATAGGAGTGTGCTCCCATAACACCTAGTCCTAAGTCTCTGAATCCTCTAGCACTAGCTACAGCCTTCTCCAGTCCCATTGGAGCATATTCAATGAAATAGTCTAGGACATTATCTAACATTGTAATTAGGTCTGCTACCAGTCCTTTGTCTTTCCACTCGTCATAGTGTTCTAAGTTTACGGAAGATAGACAGCACACAGCAGTGTGATTATGATCAGTAGGTAGATGAATTTCGTTACACAAATTACTTCCATGAATCTCAAACCCCTGTAGTTTTAGTTCACCACTGAGTTGTCGATTAGCCTCATCTATGTAGTTGATGTATGGTTCACCAGTACGGAACCGAGTCTCTAGAATACTCTGCCAAAGCTCTCGTGCATCTACTACGTCAGTAGTGTCATTAGTATGAGGACAGCGGAGATTGAAAGATGTTCCTTCAACCGCTGCGGCCATAAACTCGTCTGTAATATTAATTGCATTATGTACATTCAAACACTTCCTATTAATGTCTCCTCCTGTTGGAACACGTACATTAAGGAATTCAATAATGTCTGGATGGGAGATGTCTAGATAGGCAGCTACGCTACCCTTACGTGTCTTACCTTGTTTATAATATAGAATATTGCTGTCTGATGTTTTGAGGTAGGGAATAGCTCCCGGACTCTTATCAGTAACTCCCCGCATCTTGAAGTGTTGTCCAACACCTCCTCCTGATACAGAGAGAGCTGCAAGCTCACTACTAGCTTCTATCTGTCCTTTAATACTATCGTCTACATAAGAAAGGAAACAGCTAATAGGCATAGCTCGTGTATGGTCTGCTTTAAATCGTCCGTTCTCCCAACCACCTGTAGGTGCATTAGATAGGATTGGAGATGAATAGCTAAACCATCGTTGACTAGCAGCATCATATAGACGCTGTGCTAGAGCTAAGTCTCCTCCACAGAAACAAATGGATGCTCGTGCAAATGCATGTTGTACTGACGACTCTCCCTCTTGCATGTAATAATCATTAAGGAGTTGTGTAGTCATATCATTAAACAACCCATCTCGACTATTGTCTATGAGAATGCCTCTGTATTCTTCTTTCATACCTGCTCCTCAATATAACGTAATGATGTGTTAAATCCTCCAATATACTCAACACCATCCCACATCTGAGGAAGCTCTCGTATTCCCATCTCCCGTAGCTTAGTTGCTTCGTCTGGTTGTAGGTCTAGGTCTACAGTGATGTATTGAATTTGTTTATTGTCAAGGATTTGTTTTAGTCGTTGGCATAGGTGACAAGCCTTTCTACTATATACTTTAATCATCTACTAAGGCGCTCCATGATTCTGGGAATAAAGGACGGATGATGCCGTCTAGTTCTTTAGCAAACATCTGAGCTTCTAGCTGTGCCCCTTCTGCCATACGTTCTTTGTATACATGAGCAAATGCTAGAAGGTTTCCTGTCCACACCCATTCTGTTAACATTGATTGTGGCAACACCATACGAGCCATCTCAGGAGCAATATCAGCAGCCAATAGCCCTTTATATAAACGATTGATGTTATCCATCACATCATCTAGCTGGTCTTCCAAGCTCCACTCAGGGATATATCTAGTTGAATCTGGCTCAATGCCTTGTCTCACTACAGTTATATCTATATGTTCTCCATCATCTGCATGTAGAGTTAAATCAACTGTTCCCTCACTACCTTGTTTAATACTACCACTAGGTTTCGCTCGCCACTCTGTAGGTTCATAGAACTCTGGCTCCGAGTCGATGTATCGACGAGATACCTCATTCCAACTCAATCCAGCCTGATGCTTGCCAAGCTGACGGGCTAGGAAGATTGGAGCCTTACAGCGTAGCTGGATAGCATTGTGTCGAAATGGTGTCATATGTTTATGATCTGCTAGATAGCGAATCAGTTTAACATCTCCTCCGTCCATCTCTTCTTTCTGTTTATTAAAACTTACACGGGCTGCATTAACTGTTGACAAATCGCTGCCCATACTGTCTACTAGTTCACATGTGATTTGTTTATTCATCCTTAACAAATACTCCATTTTCCATCTTACCAGTACGTTGACTGATAACACCATATGCATGAGCTAGGCAATCTGTAGCACTAAGGTTCCACATCTCTGCCTGAATAATCAATGTAACAATAACATCTCCAATAGCATCTTTAGCTTCATCTACATCATTATTAGCAATAGCTTCATACAGCTCCTCAACTTCTTCCTGTGTCTTGGAGAATTGAGAGAGCTTATCAGCATGTTTCATAATGCCTTTGTCTTCTGCCCATTTAATTACAAGAGCTTCTAGGTATTTGGACATTGTTTCTCCTTCTTGGTCGAACATATCAATTGTCTGTGTGTCTAGTGGGTCTTTCATTATCCAAACTCCTTCATCAATCTATCTATACTAATAAACTCAGGATCATATGTACCATCCTTAACATTATGCTTATATACTAGGCCTCGCCAATGATCATTACTGCCTGTCTTATATCCCTCATCATGGGTATAGAATGCTCCAGCAATTAGACATTGGATACGTGGTTCATGTGGACTAACAAAATAATCTAACACTTGGGAATGCCCAACACTCCATGAGCTATTACGCTTCTGCATGATTAGATGTGCTCGTTCTACAGCACCAGCGCTCTTAGTTTGTGGGCATAAGTGGCTATATGTAACACCATCAATTGTTGTCTTCTGTTTATATGGAACTACAATAAATCCCTTATCTGCTAAATAGTCTTCACAACGAGGCAACACCCCATCTAACACTGTGTTCTGCTCTAGCAGTCTGTCTACACGGTACTCGTGATTACCACATGTAAACACTAATAGGGGATTGTATAGCTTCTTCTTGTTCTTCTTCTGACGTGCATTGTATTTCTCTAGAGGAGCGAGGAACAGCTCCATTGCTTTGATACCAGCCTGTAAGTCTTTAGTGTATGTTCGATGATCATAGCCAATCTTCTGTGCTGGTGTATGTGTTGATAGGCTGGGGAAGTCCCAGAAGTCTCCAATAACTACAACAACATCTGGCTTACGTTTAATTAACATCTTCCCTGCTGCTTTGATGTGGCTTGTGTCCACACCATCTCTCACTTGTACGTCTGGAATAAACATATGTGTCTTCATTTCTTACTCCTCTCAGCTGCTGTAATAGCTTTATGGCAGGGCTTACAAACCACCCTTAATTTATCCTTCTCACAGAATAATCGTTCTACAAACTGTGGCAGATCATCAAAGCTTTTCAATGAGCCACATGGCTCTATATGATCCACCTCAACTTCCTTCTGCTTAAACCACTTAGTACACTCAGCGCATTGGTATTCAAATCTGTGACGTTTTCCTTTCACAGACTTCTTAGCATCAGCTAACACTTGATAACGGGGAGGCCAGCGCTGACTTTTGGAACGTAATCCACTACGGATAAAACTCCAGAAAGCTGCCTCCGTCATTGTTTCCCCAGCCCTAGTTCTAGGAACTCTAGGCTTCTTTACCTTCGGCATCTAACACCTCGTAAAATTAGTTACAATAGTGTTCTCTGTAGTAAAGCTAGGAACTTGGTCTATAATGAGCTTATGAGCATCTGCCACGGCTTGATCTGGATCAGCAAATACGCTATTATGCGCAAGAATCCCCGTACCAATTACAGGAAGCCCTTTATCAAATTGTTCTTGATAATATTGTGGCTTAATCTCTACAACAATAAAATAGTTTCTTTTAATCATTACATAGCTCCTTGAAGCTCTTAGCTCCTGTACGTCTAATCCATAGAAGCTCTCCTATTTCATCAACAACAGCATCAGGGTTTAAGTCTTCCTTAGCCATACGACATTCCTCATTAACCTCCTTAGCCGCCCTGTAAGCCGCTCTAACAGCTTCTACCATCTGACCAAACCCACCCTCACGGTAGTTGTCCTCCATAGCGTCTACGAGCTTCCTAGTGACCTTAGCACCACCCATCTTATATAAGCCCGGAATGTTATCTGTACTGTCTCCTGTTAATAGCTGTTTACCAAAGAACATATCTGCTTCATCTTCTGGCATTGTATAGCAGTGATTAGACCTCCAATTGAAATGCTCTCCAGCAATCATGTCTAGGTCTTTATCAAGAGATGCTAGAACACGGTCTTCGTCATGTCCCTTCTCTGAGAGCCATTCTCCCAAAGCATCATCTGCTTCTGCATCCTCAATAACAATAGCATCATGTACATTAATTAAATATTCCCGAATATCTTCTAGATGTCGGGGCTTTGGTTTGTCTTTACGGTTTTCCTTATAGCCTTGGAGAGTTGCTACATCCTTACGGAAGTTGTTTCTCCCAGTTAGATAGATTGTATAAATATCAGCTCCTGTGTGAGCACATATATTCTGTACCATCTTCTTAACTGTGGACAGACAATGAGCAAGAGGCTCATCATCTGCCGCAAAGCCGCAGGAATAGACAATTATATCACCGTCTATTGCCACTACTCTCATAATTTATATTATCCTCCCATTGAGTCTAGCATAGCCTGTGCTTCTTCAGCATCCAAATCACCTGTAGTGTAGGCTTCAAACAAACGAGCCACCTGAATAACGTCATCTGGTGAGGCTTCTGGAACCGCTGTTGTTGTTACGAAGTTCACAGCATTTGTCAATGCATTCTGTCGATTGATTGCACGAGAAGGATCAAGTGCTGCAATAGGGAATGTCTTCTCATATCGACGAGGAGGGGCTGAACCACCACCAGATGCTGGAGCGGGTGCTCCTGATGATACCTTGTAATTCTTAATGTAATTACGACCACCATCATCGAATGTTACATTGTCTCCTACAACAGGATCGTTGCCTTTCCACCATTCACGCTTAGTGGAATACCACTTGCCTGCTACATTAATATTAACCTTGCCGTAGTTGTCGTTGGTTGCATCAACTGTGCCAGTTACTAGTGCCATTATACTTGTTCCTCTTCTAATTCTAATTGAAATTGTAGGGCTACGGCTTCTTGCAATAGCTCCTGAGATGCTTCTGTTAAATCCTCCAGTTCTCGTGTTATATCTGCTAGTCTATTTACAATAATGTCAATACTATTCTCATTCATCTTTCCAGTTCTCCAAACTATCCCATGAATGTCCATACTCAACATCAACATTCAAAGGCAGGTCTATTTTAAATCCGTAACGTTTTTCCATCCATTTAGGAGCATCTTCCATCACACTCCGAATTAAGCGACATGCTTTATCTAACACACTCTTATGACAATCAAATATAATGGAGTCATGTACTGTGTTAATGATTAGGCATTTCTCTCGTAGTTCTTCATCAGCAAGCAAAGCCCTAAACACTCTACCCAACACCTCTGGAACAATGTCCCCTGTAGCAAATCCCTGTATGGGATAGTTTTTGCATTGTGTTGGAGAGAATGATGTACGAGTGCCTCGTCTTACTAAGAACTCTGGAGCATCATACTCTGTAAATCTATACAGCCTTCCTGTAATGCTTCTGTATTCTCCTATACCAGCAGGTAGTAGGCTCTCTGTACGTTTAGGGGATGGTTTACGAGACAACTGCACTTGTTCAATAACATAATCTTGGAAGTCCTTTAGGCCAGCATATCGTCCATAGTATTGATCAATAAAGCCTTGTGCTTGTTCCTGTGTTAGGTTGTTATTCTCAGCAATGCTCTTAGCGCCAGCTCCGTATTGTACCTTGTGTTCAAGGAGGGTCGTTAATCCTCCCCCGCATCGTTACATGCAGCTATATATTCCTATATAGAGCAGACCATATCATCATCCGTTCTGGATGTCTGGCGCTTCCACAGACTTCTGTGTACTCCCTTTCGGGATGGTCGTTGCACCTTCAAAAGCTTCCCAGCACTTATTACCATAAGTACCTCCTAGATATTGTACTAGGAAGCTCAAGCTTGGCTCAGGATTGTCCGGGCTGGAGTTCCCCTGAGTTCACCAGATTATTCGACATGCATTCCTGCATGAAGGAGCTATTATATTAACTCAAAGCGTGGACCTTTTGCATTCTTTCTCATCTTATCGAAGAACTTATCTCCATTTAAATAGCCTTCTCGGATGTCTTCATATGAATATGGATTTAGCCATGAAGCACTCTGAGAGTGGCTGTCAACGCCGTTCAGAATATCCTCATACATATTCTCATCACCAGAGATATAGGCTGCTCCAATAACCTCAAGCTGTGAGAAGTCTGCTTCCACTACATAACCATCATTCCCCCATCTGGAAATGAAGCATGTCTTAATATTTACACTGCTCATATTATTCGCTCACTATATTACAAATAGCCTGTTCCCCTTTGTAATTAGCAAAGAGTTCATCAAGCTCTGAACCAAAGTCAAAGAAGTCAGGGTAACGGCAGTAGTATTCTAACATTTTATCTCTAACCTCTGCTTCTACATTATACCCTGCATAGCATTCATGTGCAATAGAGAGACAGCTAGAACATAAATCTTCCAGCTCATCTTCTGGAATATCTTTCTGGTTGTTCTGATCAAGTGCTCTCTTCTGCTTTAATCCAGATTCTTGTCCACATGCTTTACATTGCATCAAACACCTCCCCTAATGCCTCAAACACTTGCTTCACTTGTTCCGATGTTAATTCTTTTTTAATAGCTGATGCATCAGACCATTCATCAGGACTAGTGGCGCCATACCCTACATCATTACCATCATAATCCGCTCTATTGTTAATAAATATCCAAGCATCGTCATTTGGATCATAGCTAGTGATCACTATAACTCCGTCTTGGTCTTGTATAATTCTAGTGTCCATAGCTACTCCTTACTCTCTTTATTGGAGATGTTCTGAAGGTTTGGGTTGCTACTACTCATACGTCCTGTCACTGTAGCACAATGATTGATGGAGCCGTGTAGACACCCATCAGGATAAACAAGAGCAGCATATCCGTCGAAGTATGTGGAGAGTTGTTTCTTTAGCTCTCGATACTTCCGTAGATTAGTTACAAAGTCTCCCTTCACTGGAAGCTTAGTGATGATGTCATCTCCTACAGGATATGAACCACTACGTCCCAGAGGCTTATCACTTATGTATTGTCCATTAACTGTAATAGGAATCTTTGTTTTCTTAGTCTTAACTTCTCCCTTACGTTTACCAGACTTATACACAACCTCCTCACCATCTTCGTCTAATGCAGGCATATCTCGTACAACATCAATAGTACCACCAAACAACATAGCACTTAATTGTTTAGTTGATCCCGGATTAACTTCATCTAGTTCAATGCCAATTGTGTATGCCATTTCATTACGTAGCTTATCTTCCACAACATCTAGTTGCTTCTGTAGCTTCTTAGAGAGCTTGTTAGCAGCCTTCTGATCAAAGGCCATACCATTGTACTCAGCACCAATTGTAGCTAGCCTAGCGTCCATCTGGCTCTCTATAAGGGGCATCATATCTAGTCGATAGGCTTCAGCTAATTGCTTTTCAAGAATAATCTGGAGGTTAAGAACATCCTGCTCTAAGTATGGAATAATTTCATCTGCTGGAATATCCTTGGTACACACACCAGCTTTCCAGTACTCCTTCATTCTACTATCTTTAACTGTCCCTCCGTATTTTTCACTAACATCATCCAAACTAGGCCATACACTATCCTGTCCTGTTAGCAGGTATTCAACTACTTGTGTGTCCCAAATTCGTCCTCCTCGAATAATCCATTCCATCCACTCCTCCCCTTGTTCACCCATCAATAGGTGAGACAAGTCAAAGGAGCTATTATGTGCTACAAAGAGACAACACTCTTCTACATTAAGGAACGTATTCTCATGTATATCGGAACGTAATGTACTTACTTGTTTGTCTCCTTCAAACAACCATCCCTCATATACGATCTCATTGTCTGGGTGGTAGGGAGATGCTTGGTGTTTTCCAACAGCATCCTCTCCTTTATTATTAATTGTTGTCTCACAGTCATAGTATAATATCTTCTGTGTCATCACAACCCCCTCAAATAAACATCATAATTTCAAAATAAAACGCTTTCATTTCTCTTCTCCTGCTAAATCAATAAGAGCTGCTGCTAAGGCAAGCAAGTCTTTCTTCTTAACACAAGCACTACGTCCTTTTGTGTCAGAGTATTGAATAATATATTGTGCTTCTCCGTCTTTCTTACGCTTAGCACGTTGTATGTATGTCTCTCCTACATAGACAGTGTTATCTGGACCTGTTGTGTATAGAGAGGAAATATCTGGAGGGCTTTCGAAACACTCTGGTAAAAACCACCAGTCCATGCCGTCGGAGAATTCAACTAGCCAGCGATCCTCTGCAGTATTCCAGTCACGAATAACACCTATCCTCCCTATAAGATTGTCCATAAGTCCTTTATCGTGCCACACACAGGACTTATCACCACTCTCCTCAACCCTACGGCTGATAATAACTGAATCGCCTACATTAAAATCACTCATACAACCTCCTTATATTGTGCTGTTTCAGGAACAATCATCACCTCTGCTCTCCCCTCTCTCATTTTGGGATTTACATCTGGACCATATGCTCCCTTATTCTTAGCAATGGTTAAGAAACGTACATCGTCATATCCAGCTTCATACTTACGTCCCATCATAACTAAACTATCCACCTCACCTTGAATAACAGTGCCCGATAGATAGAGCATAGATGGTGTTAAATAATCAACACCCTCTCCCTCTGTCTTAACCTGATGTACTGTTAGGATTGGAGCATGTTTCTTAGCAATCTCTCGTGCCCATTGGAATATATGACCCAGACGGGCTGTGTCTGTTGCACTAGACTTCTCATACCCATGCACCTTCCACAACTGATCTACAACAATTAGTCCGGGATTGTATTGTCTAACAAACTCTTCAATGTCCTTAGTGGACAGGTCTGCTTTATCAACAATAACAATCTTACCCTTACCATTAACAACTGTCTCATATGTATACATTGCTGATCGTACATCTTTGCGAATCTTATCAGCATCCCACCCCAATGCTGCTTGTACTACACGGAACTTAACATCCTCGCCAGCTTCTTCATTGTTAAACCACAGCACAACCTCATCATCTGGAAGTTGTGGGGCAATGAATGTAGCCTCTGATGCTAGGAATGTTGTCTTGCCTGTGTTAGGACGAGCTGCAAAGCACATTAGCTTGCCTTTACGAACAGAGCCTATGGATTCATTAAGAAACTGCATACGCCACTTGTAGCCATTCTCAACCACTGTCTCCACTAGTGATTCTAAATCATCTGTTACAATGAATGTGTCTAGCTTGCTAGCCCTTTCTGTCTCTGATGACCAATCATCAAGAAGCACTTCGACATCAGCCAGATCAACTTCTTCTCCTTCACTACCCCGTAGTGCAATGTCTGCAATTCTGGCACAGTAATCTTGTTTAATATACTTTTCCACGATTGCAGAGGCAAGATCAGTGGTGGTGTGTAGTGACAGACGGTCGAATACTTTTTCATAATTACCAACCTTATCTCGTTTGTACGTTGGATGTTTAACTAATACAAACCATTCACTAAACTGTTCCCAGTCTACAGAATCAATTGATGCATGTGTTTCATAATAATTCTCCAAGTCATTAATAATTTGTTTAACTTCATGGCTAAGGATTTCATCACGGATGAAGTGCCTGAAGCGGTAGTAGTGTTCCCTGTCTCCCAATACGGAGAGTAAATCAAGACTCATTCGTCAATACCTCTTCTGCAATTTTTTGTAAAGGTGTGTCTAAATCTGACAATCGTCCAATAACTGTGAATAATTTAGGCTCTCCCTCCACTAAGTCAGATACAGGATGGAGGGTTCCCCATATTTGAGTATAATCTACAGCTAAGCGACCACATACCTCTTCACCTACACTAAGCGCAATAAATGGCTTAACATCAGTGCTTCTATTTGGATGACGGATGTAAATGTCACCATGTTTTAAATCGTCTGGGTGTACTTGTTTCATACTAAGTGTCCTGTACGTGCTTTAATTCGTTCCACTGTTTCTAGAACAGTAATGAGGTATTGTTCTGTATGTTTAGATGGACGAAATGATACAGACAATTGATCAGTCTCTATATTATATGTAGCAGTATCGCCATTATCAAATCGGAGAACATGTACCCCAGATCTAGTTGTACTCTGTGTTACTGTTAGTTTCATTAGAAAAACCTCTTAGATACCATTTGGTTAATTACATCAGCGAAATATCTATAATGTGCTCTATTGCCCTCTTTCCAATAGGAACCAAACCATAAATGTATATTAGCAAAATCATTTAATGTGAATGTTGGAATATTATCAATCGCCCATTGCCATGCTGCTAGTTCTTTAGTTAACGTGTCTACATCAGTGCCTAATGGATGCTGCATATGGCCCAGCTCATGGTACACAGATAAGGTAAACTTAGACGAGAACCATAGATCAATACTAAGGCCTATATGATGTGGAAAATAATGTACCCTATCGGAGCTACTGGATCGTGACTGGGAAAC